AACAGTCCCTGCGGTTCCAGCTGCTGATCCGGGAGAACCATTTCCACCGCCACCTGTTCCACCTGTACCAAATCCTGTACCGTTATATCCAGCACCGCCACCACCACCAGCGTAAGTTACTGAACTTCCAGAGAGCGACGAAGCCGTTCCATTTCCAGCATTACCATTTGTAGAAGCTGCGGCACTAGCTCCACCACCGCCACCACCATAAGCAGTAGTTGCATTAACTGAACCACTATTACCTTGTGATGGAGATGTTGAAGGCGTATTACCAGTACCAGCAGTTCCGCTAGATGCACCACCTGCTGCGCCTCCACCTGAGCCTCCATTTGCTGCGTTTTTTGAAGTTTCTGCGCCTCCTCTACCGCCTCCAGTAGAAGTTATTGTGCTAAATACTGAATCAGAACCGCTTGTTCCTATTGACCCACTTCCTCCACCAGTTCCACCAGTTCCACCACTACCAACAGTAACTGTATATTCTGTTCCTGCTGTTACCGATAAAGAAGTACCAGTTCTAAAGCCGCCAGCACCGCCACCCCCAGCATAACCAGCACCACCACCTCCACCACCAGCCACGACTAAATAATCAACGGAGGTCACACCTGTAGGGCATACCCATCTAGTAGATGATTTAAATGTAAAGACTGTTTGTGATGCTACGGAATAAGAAAGAATGACTATGCCTGAGCCACCAGCACCGCCGTTTGGAGATACACTTCCAGCACCACCTCCGCCACCGCCAGTATTAGCAGTTCCAGCAGTACCAGCAGCATTATCGCCATTTCCTCCGGTTCCGCCGCCACCAGCTCCAGCAGGCCCAACAGTACCAATACCCCACCTGCCGCCAGAACCACCGCCAGCATAAGTTACAGATGAACCTGATATTGTAGATGCAGTTCCATCCCCACCTGATCCAGATGTTCCTGTTGTATTACCACCTGAAGCAGCACCTCCAGAAACAGAAGCACCGCCACCACCACCACCATTTCCAGCTACTCCACTACTTGACCCAGTCCCACCGCTATTGCCTTGAGACGGAGAAACAGAAGGAGTATTTCCAGAAGCTCCAGTACCAGCAGTATTCGCACCACCTCCGCCGCCACCACTACCACCAGCTACAGATGCAATCACATTACCTGCACCATCACGACCACCGCCACCACCACCGCCAGCAGATGTAATTGAACTAAATATTGAACTAGAACCACTAGCTCCTGCTGAACCGGGTCCTCCTGTAGTTGTAGCAGCACCAGCTCCTACAGTAATAGTGTAATCAGTACCAGCAGTTACGGATAATCCAGTACCAGTACGAAAACCACCTGCGCCACCACCACCGCCATGAGCAGTACCACCAGCACCGCCACCCGCTACAACAAGGTAGTCAACCGAAGTAACTCCAGTCGGACAAGTCCACGTACCAGACGCAAGGAAACGCTGAATGACAGTGACATTGCCACCGCCACCAACAGCACCGTAACCCATCAAAATTGATTGAAGTATTCCTGTCATGACAAACCTGCCCCTGAAATAATCCAAGAAGTGCTAGTTACTTTTACGCAAGTAGCCACTCCATTTGCGGTCAAAGTTCTAGTACCTGTAGTTGCTGAGTTAGCCAATGTCATTGTGTCTGTAGTAACAGAAATGCTTACATTGTTTGCTGAACCATTAACAATCGTAATAGCCGTTCCAGTAGTAAACGCAACATTTGAGTTTGCTGGAATTGTGTAGGTTGCAGCAGCCTGTCCGGCTGGATGATAAATATGTTTACCAGCATCACCAATAACGATGTTGTAGTTACCGTTCTGAGAGTTTTGAGGAATTCCCATGTAACCAACAACATTTACGCTATCTACTGTTGCCGCCGTAACATTAGCGTTAATGATTCCGCTACTAATAGTTACGTTAGTCAACGTTAAGTTACCAACACTCGTAACCGTACTTCCTAACGTAACGACTGTGTTGCCTAATGTAGTTGAGCTGTTAGCTAAGAAATTATTTGGAAAAGCGCTTGCCACACTAGAAATAGTGACATTGGGAAGCGTTAAATTGTTCAGCGTGGTAACTGTATTACCAAGTTGAACCGCCGTATTACCAATCGTAATTGGAGTGGCAAAGTTGTTATCAAGTTGAGATAACGGTATTGTAGTAGTTGCATTCGCAAAAGTATTTGGCACTGGCATTTTAGAACCTCGTTCTTAGTTCATGTTCAAATTGGAAACCATTGATAACAAAAGGTGTTGATGTGCTATTGATGGTTATACCTAAGTATTTACCCCACATTTCAGCGTCAGATTTATATAAATAATAGCCAGAACCAGCAGAAGTAGAGCCTAACCAGCCAATAATTATATTAGAACTGTTCTTCCAATCTATTTCATTTCCTGAATTGTTAGTCCAAGCAATTGTATTGTCAAAAGTAATAACAGGAGACTGCGCCGATTCTGAATCTACATAAGCATTCATTGTTGTGGGTGATGATCCTAACGTAGCCTCAATACCTATCTTTAATGCTTGCTTATCCCGAATAGGATCGCCCATAGCGTCTAATGCTGTTTCTAAAATAATATCTACTGGTACAGCGGCATCACCATAAAGCTCTACAAAATTACTACCGCTTGTGCCAAATAATTTAATTTGACCACCAGTAGCAATAGAAGATACTAACTTGATATTATTTTGATTAGAAAAAAACCATTTCTTTTCAAAAAATATTGCCTGTACATAACGATAAGTTCCAGAATCGTTATATCTTATATTGAATGCGGCACATAATATGTTATTTAACAATACCTGACCAGCCGTAACTGTTGCGGTAGAAAAATCTATGTTTGGAAACACACCATCAAGAGGATCAGAAATCTTTGATGTTGTCGAACCAACAAGCGCATACACACCATATTCGTTCATAAACAACACAGAACGGAAGTACGGGAATATTGCATATCGTAATCTTGATCCAACAGAAGCACTAATGTTGGTATTTGTAAATAATGTAATTCCAGCATCACTTACGCGAACATCTGAAAATACGTTAATACTATCTTCACCAAAAATATACAGAAAGTTGTTAGCTGATAACAATTGCGTAATATTACTTCGCAGTGTTGCGTCTGTAATTGTAAATACGCCAGAAGATAAACTAACAAAATCAGAATAAGACCCTGCTGCCGAATAACTTACAGAACGTCCTTGAGCTACCCAAGACCGACCTGAAAATGTTTGAATGCCAGTAACCGGATTACTGTTAATAATAGCTTTAGCGGCTGCATTTGAACCTCCACCACCGCTGATGGTTACACTGATATTGGATGAATTCGTGTATCCAGTACCATTGTTGGTCATAATCACTTGGATTATCTGACCACCAGCCAAAATAGCTGTACCAGCAGCGTTTGTACCGCCACCACCACTAATAGTTACTACAGTATTAGAAGCGTTTGTATATCCAGTACCACCATTAGTTACTAATACAGTGACGGTTCCAGTTTTAAACGTAGAAACACCAGCAATAGCTGCTGCGTTATTTCCACCACCACCTGAAATAGTTACCGTGGGTGACGTTGTATAACCAGCGCCAGCTTCAGTAATGGCAATTCCAGTAACTACATTTGCCGTCAAAATAGCTTCTGCTTGAGCCTGTATGCCACCTGTCTCATTAGGAGCAGAAATAACTATAGAAGGCGTAGTCGTATATCCAGTGCCTCCATTGGTAATTCCTATGAATCCAACGGAACCAATAGATACAAGATTAGTGCCATCCCAACTATAAACACCGTTATTAGGATCACCAATTAAAACGCGCTCATCTTTAAACTGCGTTATGTTAATTCTTGAATTTGAAAAAGTACCAGCAACAGCAACGTTGCCTTTTGTATTTGTCTCTACATCAACGTACTCACAACGACCATCCTCTTGAAATCCAAGTTGATAATCTTTGTTGTTAATGTTTGCTGATAGCAATGAAGTAACAACATTACCAAACGTTACCGCAGTATTCTTTTCGCCAGATAGCGTTTTAATATTTGCGTAACCAATGGGCATGGCATTCTCTAGCCATGAAAACTCACCATCTTCTAATGCAGTACGATTTGCTTTCGTGTTTATTCCACGAAATTGTTTAATTACTTTGTATGACTTTTTTTGCTCAGCCGCAGCCATAATTAAAATGCGCTGCCATAAGGATTAGGAATGCGTCGAGTCATGGTCGTAACCAAAACACTACGAACTTCTTGTACATATTGCTGTTTGTATATTTCAGACTCGCCATAACTTTGCTCTTTAAACTTTGCTTTATGTGCTGCAAAGTAAGCTACTGGCGTACTGTATGGCTCAATGAGAACATCAACTTCAGTAGAAGAAACAAGATCGGCTGGAAGTACAACCGTATCCATTTCAATGGTGTAAACCTGATCCGGAACCGGAGAAATAAAAGCTGTCTGCTGTCCGTAAACGGTAAACGCTACTGGCCTACCTATGTAGTTTTGCCAATAACGTAATTGCGCGTTGAACTGAGTCCACGGCAAATATTGCAAAGGAATTCTGCTATTCCCCCAATAAAGGTTGATATTTAAAATATCAATCGTATTTATGCTGTCAGGAAATGCTGCATACGGTAACTTTTCGCAGTTACCAGCATATTGCAAGGTAGCAGTTCCGTCGGTAAATGGCGTTGTTGGAGGATACGAATAATTTGATGCAGGGTAAGGTGGTGCTGTAGTTCCTAAAACACCAGCTACAGTTACTTTGTAAATGAAGATATTTGAAAATACGTAATCATCTAAAGCAACAGTTGCACCAGCAGTCCAAGCAATGGGGTTTGCTCCACCTGCTACCGGAGACATTGGAGTTTGTGATACTTGAATTTTTCTTAGACAGCCAGTATCCCTAACTGTTTGCTTACGGCCTTCATTGATGTAGTCCGTTAGCTCAGAGTCAGAATAGAAGTTTCCGTTGGCATCATGTAGCAGCCTACGAACTTCCGTGATGTAACCGGATAAAGTTGCCATTTAATTGCCATAATTAAGCGGCTTTTTCGACTTTTCTCCCCACCCCCCGTAAAGGGATAGGTGGGGGTAC